GTTCTTTAAGTTCTTTAGCTCGTCAAACGACTTATCCAGGTTTAAATTAGCCAGTTCCCTAAAATTTGCGTTAAATTTCTCCGCCTCCTGAGTGGCCTTCCTAATACCTATAGCTAGTCCAGCTACGGAAGCTACACCCAAAAGTATTGGATTGGAAAGTAACTTCAAACCTCTGTTAAAACCCGGTATTTCGTCAGAGGCCTCTTTAAAATTTTTTCTTAAAGTTTTAAGCCTATCGCTCTGATACATTAAGGCATCGCCCGCCTTATAGCCATTACGGGCAACGCTGTTGAGCTTGTTGCTCAACCGGTCGTCGCCAATAATTACATATTTTAGCTCCTTCAGAGTCATAAAGCCTTTTTAATAATTTCTTCAAACCCGTGTTTTCTTTCCTGCTCACGTAACCACAACAAATCGTTCCACATCATTGCCCACTCATTATCGGTAAGTGTTGCCGGATCAATCTTATAGTAGTAGCGTAGCTGTGCGTTTATTAGCCGAATCTGGGGCGTGCCGGCGTTCACCTCCCAGTCGGCTACAATTTTTTTAGCTCGGCGGTTTTGAACTTTATCACCTCATCGAGCTGCTTGCTCACGGCATAGAAGTACTCGTCAACATCAACAATCTCCTTATCGCCGGCTAGCCAGCAGTTGCGCAGAATTGTTTCGTCAAACATGCTCGATCGCTTGGCTGCGCTTTGTACGGCGAGGTCAATCACCTGCCTTGTGGGCTTATGGATATAGCACTTTTTATCTTCTACCTGAAGCTGAAAAACATCTCCAAAAGCCTGTTTTGCTTGTTCAATCTCCTCGGTGCTAAGGTCGATTTTTGTGTTCTGTTCGAATGGAATTTTTTTAAACATCTGGATCGATTTTTAAAGGTTGTTTAAAATGAATTTAAAACAACCCTGTCAGGATTCAAACCCCTGACAGGGGTTATTAAACATTCAACAAAGGAATGTCCGTGGTTAGCTGTAGCTCAATGGTCATATTACCATCCTCCGTTGAGATGCCCTTTTCGTAGTCGTTTACCTGACACGCTGGCACTATATCGCGGGTAAGCACGCCGCCAAGCTGGCCGTAGGTTATAACCATATCAAAGGGAGCCCAGTCGGTGGGGTCGGTGCCCGGGGGTGCGCTGCGCTGCAGGGCTTCAAACTCGCTCTGCAGTAGCGTAATGCTGCCGGGCTTGGCATCCTTTTTTCCGCGTCCACGGCGTATGGGGCGGTTGCCCCTGCCGTGAATATTGGTGTATTCCTTGGTAGCACCGTAGCGTACTGCAGTAAAACCTACCAAGCTGCGGCCTAGCATGGATATTTTCACATCCTCAAAGCCATATTCTGTTCCATTTATCATACTACTCTAGGGTTTTAGCGTATCCGAGTTCAACTTCAATTTCCTTAACCATACCCTTGGGCACAATTCTTAGCTTGGTTAGCACCTTATCGGTGGCCAGCACATCCTGCTCGGGGTCAACGTAAGTTCTGGCACCGCTAACATTTGGGTCGGCACTGCCAATGCCCATATTAATAGCCAGCGCACTATCGCAACTCTGCTGGTAGGCGGTAATTACATCGGGTGCCATTTTACCCGTTTCGGGATCGATAAGGATATCGTCCAGCAGCTCCTCCACAAAGGTTTGGCGAACAATTCGCACGGCCTTATCCATTGGGCGACCACGGTGGATGCTGGCAAAGTCGCTGTCAATCTTAACGGCGGTGTGATCGCCATTAAAGAAGGCACCCGCCTTACCAACATGCATGCGCATAAAAATGTAGCCTTTGCTATTTAGCCCATCGAGGGTGGCGTTACTCAGGTCGGCAATTAGATCGCCGTTGCTAAGCGCCGGGCTGGTAACCGGTAGCCTGCCATCCTTAACCCTGCCAATATTGCGCTGAACGGGTATGGCGGCAGCCCTGCCCATGGCAAGGCAAACGGCTGCATAACCGTAGTAAATGGTTGGACTGCCCTCGGCATCGGTGGTAATAGCCTCGTCATTACAAATAACGATGCTTACGTGGTCGGCATCGGGCCCGGTAGTGGCATCCCTGAGGTCATCAAGCGTTGACAGGTCAGCAGGGCAATCTCTGCCCTCAAGAAAAATGCTAAGGGGCATAAAGTTGTCGAACGCCCAATAGTATAATTCCTGCGCATCGGATGCGGCAGCAATTACATCGGCAAAGGTGTCTAAGGTAGTGGCAAATGCCAACAGCCTAATGGCACCGTTGGCGCCCTCGAGTAGGGCGGGAGCGTAACTGCCTGCCTTGGAAACCATTTGGGCCAGCGTTACCGTGGTGGCAACCGGCATAACGTAAAGTGGCGTTCCGGCGGGAGCGGTTAGGAAGAAGTCGGCAATATGCCGCCAAAGCGTTACCGAGTTGGTAGTGTCGTAAGCCGCTGTAATGCCCTTGGCCTCGGCCTCGGCCAGCTCGCGAAAAACGAGAATGTCGCCCAGGGCGAAATCGTCGCCAGCCACACCGTGGCAAATTAGCCCGGCACAGCCGTCCTGGTTAGCCACAGCCCTGCCAAGATTGCCTCCCGTTACTACTGTGGTTACTTGTGGTAGTTTCTCCATTGTGGTTTGTCCTGTTGCCATGGTTACTCAGGTTTTTGGTTTTTCAGTTTCTTCTGCTCCTCGGCCAAGGCGGCCACTATGGTAGCCATTTTGTTGTCTGAGGTTTTAATTCCCAACCCATCACGAAGTTGCTTGTACACATTGTACATTGGCCCCTCGGGGTTTTGTAGGTCAATGGAAAGGAGTTGATCCTCTAGCAATGATGTTGACCCTATGGTTTCCGGTTGAGCTTCCCCCGCCAAATCCTCCCGATTGACTACTTTCATTATTTTTCCAATGGTGCGCTGATGGTTAATGGCAAAATTGCGATTGCTAAATATATTCCCGTCGTCAGGGAATACGTACAGTGTTCGCAAGGCCTTATTGGCCTCAAATATCTTTTTAACTTTTTCGTCAGTTTTCATAAGCCTATTTTTATAGTAAGGCTTACCGCGCGGTTGCGGTAAGCTTTACCGGGTTAAGGTCTAGGTTTCTGAGTAAGCACTTACTATGGCACCAATGGTTTCCTGCTTCTTGGGAAGCGCTATGTAGTAGTGGCGGAAGTTTATAAGATTCTCCTGCGTGGTGGGATTATCGGCAGCCCTGCTCATGTAGGCCTTGGTGCTACCCGAGGCCTTGAACATCCTTGGGGCATAAAATGCTACCGATGCCTGGAAATCGGTGGCTGTAACGGTGGCACCAAATGCCTTCTTGGTGAGTGCCACCCCATCGTAGTAGGGAGCATTGGGGTACTCGTGCACCTCAAAACCATACATGTTGGCAATCTTACCTGATGTATAGTTGTAGTACTGATCCCTAAACTTTTGATCCATCAACAGAAGATCGTTAACGTGGTCGGAACAAAGTACAAGTATTCTGCCGTTCACTGGAATTTTAAACGCATCGAACTTACGCTTTAAGCTGATTAAATCAGCCATGGTTAGCTTTCTCCTACTGTTCTCGACATCGCCTGTGGTTGCAACCACCGGAGTACTCGCCGTGTCGGCTGCAGGGCCAAAGGCGTGCAACGCCATGTCGTGCTTGGTTTCGGTAATTACCGCCCTGTGTCGCTCTAGCACGCTAGCCATCTTGTCGTAGCTAATGGCAAAGAGCTCGTCATCGGTTAACCTGGTGGCCTTGGTTTGGAACTTGTTTAGGCCAATGGCAATGTCCTGGTCGGGCAATTCCTGCACATCAATTGGGTAGGTAGTATTGTTTACCAGCACATCGGGATCGGCACCCACATCAACCAGGTGAATTACATCATTCATGGCATACTGATCGTAGCTAGGCACTTTCTCAAGGAACGAGGCGGCATCGTCGTGGCGGAATTTCTTCACCATTTCGCCTGTCCACACCTCGGGGAACAGATCGGCCATAAGGCCAGTTTCGCCCCTGGGGATAAGGCTAAATGCCACCCCGGCAATTGCGCCCAGTGGTCCCGCTATGAGCAGCCCCACTATGAGGCTGATTAGTAAGCTCGAAAATTTGAATAGTTTCATCGTTTTATTAAGGATTAATTGGTTTTGTAAATAGGTTAACTAGTCGATTTGTGGCTCGTAACCATACTCCGCTTTAAAGAGCTTGATGTAGCCGGCCTTATCCTCTGCCCTGAGCTGAACGCGCTCCTCGGCGCTAAGGTCTGCCCACTTCTTATCGGCAAGGGTTACGGGCTTGCGTCCGCCACCGCCAATAATGTCGTTGGGCTTAATGGCAGGCTCAATGTTACTAAGGGTTTTGTTGAGCAGCTCAATGCCCACTTTCCCGCCTAGCTCTACAAAGTGCGCCCTCTGATCCTCCTTAATTCGCTTATCGCGAATGGCAGTGTCAACCGCCAGGGTAATGGCCTTTTGGCTCTCGGCCTTAAGGGTGGTTTGCAATGTTTGATGCTCGGTTTGTAACGCCTGAATGGCGGCTACGGCTTGCTCCTCGGTTGCATCCTTGCCGAGGTTAAGCGCTAAAAGGATTTTCTCCATTTTCTTAATTGTTTGTTTAGGTTTGAGTTCTATTAACTTTAAAAATTCAGGGGGTATTCCATCCTTTAAACTTATGTAATGCCCTTTATTGTCCTTGAGCCTTATGGCATCATCATTTGCGCCAATGTCCGCTATAGATATTTCGTCAAGCCTCCATTTAGTAATAGTTGAATATTTTTGGCCGGGTAGCATATAGGCGGGGTCGTCAGACCACTCAATCGGGTCCGCTCCAATGGAAACCATTTTGTATATTCCGGCTTCCCATTTTGATTCAATTTGCTTCGCAAAGGGGTCGCTTTGATCAAATACTGGTGTTCCTATAAGGTCGTCACCCTCAAAGCGGAGGTTCTCAACAGTACCTATTGCCAGAATTTCATCTTTAGTCCCTCTGTATGGCCTAAAGTGCATAAATAGCAGGATATTGTTTCTTTTATACTGCTCAATATCCCCCCCCTCGGTTAGCATTCTAAACCCGTAGCGATTTAGCCCCGATGTTGTTATTCTTACTTCTCTTGGCATCTACACAATTTTAATGTTTGTTGTTCAGTAACTTTCACGCAATCTGACGGGGCAAAGTTGAGCGCAAACCAGGCCGCCTGCAAGTTTTAGTCCAACCCTAAAATCAATTACTCCAACGCTTCCCTAAAAACTTTCATTACCCGATGCAAGGGGGTTACTTTGCCGTAAATAGTTTTTTTAGATATGGCAAAACGAGCTTCGAACGAGGATAAGAAAGCGGTTGCAAAAACCCTATACATTACCGGCACGCTGCAAAAGGTGATAGCCGAACGGCTCAACGTTAGCCCGGTAACCATTAACCGATGGGTTAAGGATGGTGGCTGGGAGGCCATTAGGTCCGCCAAAAATATTACCCGCCCCGAAATTGTGAACAAGCTGCTGGTAAGCATCAGCAAGGTGCTGGACCAGGTAATAGAGCGGCAGGGCGATGGCGATGATGATGCACTTGATGGTATAGGCGACAAGCTTAGTAAGCTGGCCACCACTATCGAAAAGCTCGACAAGAAGGCTAACGTGGTGGATGCCATTGAGGTTTTTGAGGACTTTCATATGTGGCTTGCCATCAGGCAGAACGTTGATAAGGCCGTAACAGATGAGTTTCTTAAGGCTGTTAATAAGTACCAGGATCAGTACGTACAGGAAAAGGCGCGCCGATGACCTACACCACCGAACTACAAGCCCTTAAGGCGTGGCGAAAGCACTGCGCAAACGTGCAGAACAGCACGGGGGTTATCCTTAACGAAACGCCTAGCGCCAAGGCCGAGCGCATAGCCCGGGCTAAAACCGATTACGCTTTTTTTGTTGAGTACTACTTTCCGCACTACGCAACGGCCAAGGTTCCAGACTTCCACATATCGCTAGCCCGCTACGTTAAGGCCAAGCCAACCGCCAAGGTGCTGGTGCGCTGGGGTAGGGGCTTGGCCAAATCGGTTATTGTAAATACCATCCTCCCTATATGGCTATGGATTAATGGCGAAAGCGTATATATGGTAATCATTGGCAACACCCAGGACAAAGCCGAAATACTGCTTAATGATATACAAGCGGAATTTGCCAATAACCATCGCATACGCCACGATTTTGGCAATCAGGTGACTCCCGGACGATGGGCAAAGGGCATGTTTAGCTGTAAGGAAAGGTTTATTGCTAAAGCCATTGGCGCGGGGCAAGATGCCCGGGGCTTGCGTGAGGGATCCCAACGCCCCACATATATTACTGCCGACGATTTGGAAGATAAAGATACCATCCGAAACCCACGCATACAGGATGAAATAGTGCAGTGGCTCGAGCGTGCGGTTATTCCCACCATGGACGGCCCGGTTAGGCGTTTCCTAAATGCCAACAATAACTTTGCCCCCCGCACCATACAGGAGGAGCTGCGCAAAAGGCATCCTAGCTGGAAACTCCACCAGATTGATGCCTGCCCGGGTGCCGAAAGGCTACCCCGCTGGCGCGAGAAATACCCCAAAGATTACTACAAGGAGCTGGAGGAGGAGATTGGTACAATTGCCCTGGAGGCCGAGTATAACAACGTGCCGTTTGTGGAGGGCAAAATATTTACCGCCGACATGGTACAGTGGGCCAAGCCGCCACGTATCGACCACTTCGAATTTATTGTGGGCAGGTGGGACCCCGGCTATTCGGGTAACAACGACTATAATGCGGTGCGGGTTTGGGGGCTAAAGGATCATAAGTTTTGGCTTTATAAAGCCTTTGTTAGGCAGTGCAAAATGGCCACCGCCATACGCTGGATGTACGACTTTGAGGAAACCCAACCCACCAGCATTATTGTGCAGTGGAGGGTAGAGAGTCAGTTCTGGAACGATCCGCTACGAGAGGCGCTTAAGCAAGTGGAGCAGGAGAAAGGCCGCGCTCTAAATATAGTGATTACCGACAGCCCCAAGGGCAAAAAGCTCGACCGCCTGCTTCGTATGCACCCGTACTACCAGAATGGGCGCATTTACTGGAACGAGAACGAAAAGGCCAGCAACGACATGCAGGTTGGGCTAGCGCAACTGCTGGGCATTGAGCCAGGCTATAAAACCCACGACGATGCCCCCGATGCCGACGAGCAGGCAATTTCCGACTTGGTACAATTCGATAGGGCTATGACGTTCAACCCTGTAATTGGGCGTCGTTCAAATACACAACACCGATGGTAGCACAAAAAGATTACGGCGTTATTGGCAACGCCATAGCTGCAATTTTAAAGGGCATTGCAAACGCATTTAAAGGGTGGCAGGTTCGCCGCTACAACCGCAAGGTTGAAAAGTTGATTCAGAAGGCCGAAAACCTAAGAAATCTTACCGGGTATTGCTATTTCGTTATTCGCTTTAGGGGCAAGCTTAGGATTATACCCAAAAAGCAGCTAAAAATGTGGATCAAGAACCGAACCTTTAAGAAGGGGGTCACCATACAGGATATTGAGCGTAAGGCCATATACACCACCAAAATACTACCAAAATATAAGTAGCCATGTATTTGGAAGAAATCGACTTTACCACCCTAGCCGACCAGGACGATATCGACATAGTAACCAATTCCGACTCCAGAAAGCGCGAACGTGCGCTAGAAATGGCTATGGACGAGGTGCGCAGCTACATGCGGACACGATACCGAATTAACCAGGAGTTTCTTAAAACTGGCGATGATAGGAATGACTACATCATGCTTATTGTAATTGACCTTACCTTGTATCACCTGTTCTCGATGCTCGCGCCGCGTATGGGTATGGAAACCAAAAAGGAGCGTTACGACGCTGCCATTAGGTGGCTTAAGGATGTGCGCGACGGGAAAAGCGACCCCGGCATACCCAGCGTTGACGATCCCGAAGAGGGCGGAACCGACCCAGCCGTAAACCCAGAGATGTTCGACACCGTGAGATACGGCCATACCAATAATAAAGCAATGTACTAAGCCATGCTATACGACCAACACGGAAAGACAATAAATATGGTAAGCTCCTCCAGCGGGGTTGAGCTGGCCGACCGCGACAAGATGAAAATGGCAATTGAGCTTGCCCAAATTACCCAGCGGCTTACCCAAAAGGATATACTGAACTGGCGTAGGGCTTGGCAAACGGCCATAGATGTTGAAAACCCACGCCGGGGCGAACTGCTTAACGTTTATACCGATGTGGATATTGACGGGCAAATTACCGGTGCTACTGAGCAGATTAAAAATACCATTCTTGGCCGCTCTTTTAAGGTAAAGGACTCCAAAAGCAATAAGGGAAATCCCGAGCTAACTGAGCTGCTGGAGGCCAAATGGTTTAAGGACATTGTTAAACTTATTCTAGATACCCGCTACTGGGGGCACTCACTTATTCAGCTGGGCGATGTGGTAACCGTTGGCAACAAAAAGAGGCTAACCAATGTGGAGTTGGTGCCACGCAACCACGTTATACCCGAGTTTGGCATTATACTGCGCGACCCATCCGACGAGTTTAAAAGGGGCATACCCTACCGCGAGGGCAAAATTGCCGACTGGGTGCTCGAGGTTGGCGGCACTAAGGATTTAGGCTTATACCTTAAACTCGCTCCTCACGCAATCAGTAAAAAGAATATGCTAGCCTTTTGGGATCAGTTTGGCGAGATATTCGGAATGCCCATCCGCATAGGTAAAACCAGCAGCAGCAACCCACGAGATAACGCCCGTATGGAGAAAATGCTGGCCGATATGGGCGCAGCATCGTACGCGCTATTCCCATTAGGCACCGAGATAGAGATTAAGGAGAGCAGCCGCGGCGATGCCTACAACGTGTACGACAAGCGCATTGAGCGCTCCAACTCCGAAATTGCCAAGGAGATACTTACCGTAACCATGACCATGGATAACGGCAGCAGCCTTAGCCAAAGCAAGGTGCACGAAAACATGTTCAAAGCCGTTGTGGATGCCCAGGCCGATTATGTGAAGGATGTGGTTAATAACGACCTATTTCCGAAACTACGTGCCCTGGGCTTTGCCTTTGGCGATAACGATATTTTCGATTGGGATTACGCTGTGGATTACACCCCCGAGCAGCAAACGGCTAACGAGAAAATGCTGCTTGAGCATTTTGAGCTTGACCCAAAATACTTCGAGGAGAAGTACGGCATTAAGATCCTTGGAAAAAAGGAGAGGCCAGCAGCGGTGCAATTTAGTGCCGAAAAAAAAAAGTTAAGCTAGCCCACTTCGACGATGTTTACACCACATGCGACTGCTGCGGCGGCGTAAAACTAGCTGGTGGTGTTAAGCACACCTTGTCCCCCCTAATGGATGCATTCCTTGCCCGGGTTTATGCCGCCGGTGGGGCAAAGGATATTGACCCCGAAATAATTAACGCCACAGCAACCGAACTCAAAAAAGCCCTTAAAAAGGGCTATAAAAACGATTTCAAGGACTTTGACGTGAATAGTCCCGATTTTGCCATGCTGGCAAACCTCGAGAGTAACATTTACCAGTTTGCTGCAGCCAAGAACTACCAGGAGATGCGCCTGCTCACCGACTCGCTCACCAACGAGGCAGGCGAATTGATATCATTTACCGAGTTTAGGGAGGTTGCCGAAAAGCAGTTCCTGAAGTTTAACGAGGATTGGCTCGAGAGCGAGTACTCCACCGCCATAAGCGGATCGATGAGCGCAGCCCGTTGGGTCGATTACACCCGCTCCGCCAAGGCCATGCCCTTTTTACGCTACACCACCGTTGGCGATAGGTTGGTAAGGGATAGCCACGCTGTGCTGGATGGCACCGTTAAGCGGATTGACGATATATTTTGGGATAACTACTACCCGCCAAACGGCTGGCGTTGCCGTTGCACCACAACCCAAACGGGTAATAGCCGCGAAACACCCGACGGTGCCATTGTTTACCCCGAGGTACCCGACCTATGGAAAACCAACCTGGCAAAGCAGGGGTTAATGTTTCCCAAAAATCATCCGTACTTCGATGGAGTACCGCGCGAGGTGCTACGCAAAGCCCTTGCATACTTGCCACCAGACAACACTTACCGAACCGTTAGGGTTGGTAAGGTATTAATTGATGTACACCCAATGCACGGGGCAGAGGAACTGGAAAAAAACCTAAAGGCGTCGGCAATGGTTAAGCGTTATGACAGTAAGGCAAAAATAAAGCTGCTGCCAGTGCTAAACGAAAACGAGGAGCATTTAAGAAGTAGGTTTTACCCACTTGGTTCGCCAAAAGGAAAAAACGCCGATAGTTTAATTGGCGAAAAGGTAGTTGACTTTAAAGAGGTGGTCGGCTCAAAATCGTCGATTCAACATGCCATTAAAAGCGGAAAAGAGCAGTGCCGGAATGTTTACATAGTCATACCCGATAACATATCGGTTGATGACACTTACCGCTTTGTAAAAGGAAAACTTAACCACTATAAGGGGGACGAACTGGACGAGATTTGGTTGATGAATAACAAGGGCAGGCTAGTTATTGACGGCAAAGGGGCTATAAAGCAAAAGCAGGCTTTACCGAAGTAAAAACCCGCTTTTGGGAGGCTCGGGACGCATCCCAAACCGGTACAAATATACGGCAGTAATATCTAAATATCAAGCATTATGGCAAAAACTTTTCAGTACAAGGGGCGAGATTACGATTTTGGTCGCATTGTGCCACGCCTTACCGAGGTGCGCAGCTACCTGCCCGATGTGCTGGCCACCACCGCCCTTAACTTTTTTAAGGATAGCTTTAGGCGGCAGGGCTGGCGCGACAGGGGGTTAAAGAGTTGGAAGCCGCGCAAGGATGGCAGCCGACCGGGCGGGGCAATACTGGTTAAGCGTGGGCACCTGCGCAACTCCCTGCGCAAGCTTATTGCCACTTGGCAGCGCACCGAGGTGGGCACCAACCTGCCCTATGCCGCAGCCCATAACGAGGGGTTTCAGGGTACCGTTAACGTTAAGGCTCATACCCGTAAAAAGTACCAGCGTACAAAGGGTAAGCGTAAGGAGGCAACGGGTAGCTACAGCGTGCGGGCGCATACCCGCAAAATGAACCTGGAGCAGCGCCAATTTCTGGGCGATAGCGAGATGCTCGAACGTAAAATTGACCACGTAATTGCCAAGGCGGTTGATACCATTTTTGATGTTTAACCAAACTTTAAATACCAATGCAAACCGATTTAAACACAGCCGGAATATTTGAGCGCATGATGCTCGATATTGGCAACCGCCTAAAAGCCATTGTTAGCCCAAGCGGAAAGGAGATAATTAAAACCGTTGACGAGTGGAATAACCAGTGGGCATACCTCGATAAGGAAAAGCCCTTTGAGTTCCCCTGCGTATTTATTGAGTTTGCCCAGTTTCCCTGGCGCACCGTGGGGGGCAGGGTACAAATGGCTACGGGGCTGGTAAACCTGCATGTCGGTATCCGAACTAGCGCCCCCAGCCGCCAAGGCCACCAGCAGGCAAGCACATACTACAGTGCGGCCAGGGTGGTAGATGCCATTTACGCAGCCCTTTGCGGATGGGGTGCCGAAACGGGGTATATGGGTAGCTGGAGCCGGGTAAACTCGCAGCGCGACCACGACCACGACGATATTATTGCCCATATTGAAACCTACCGATTTACGGTTAAGGACACCGGGGCAACGCCAAGCTACGTTAAGCTTGAGGGTGATAAGCTGGTGGTTGACATGGAGGAGTAAACAAAAAACCGACGGTTAAAGCCGTCGGTTTTAAATTATTTCGCCTTAAACATGGCAATGGCACTATCCTAATCGGGATTTAAGTCCTCTAGCTTATTACTGGCGTTTTCGTCGAGTTTTTTTAGCTCGGCCTTGGCATTGGTGTTCAAATAGGCGTAGTAGCACGAGCGGGAAATACGGTAGGTGGGGAACACTATGTTGTTGTAAACCCACTCCTGGGTAACGCCCCGGTTGGTGTGCTCAAGGGTTACGTTTTGTATATCTATAATACGTTTCAAAATATTTCGCCTGTTATATGCCATTTGTGCAGGTTTTTGGTTACATTTGCAGTACCCCTACCGCCTTTCACCCATGCCCTGCCTATGCGGGGCTTTTTGCTTTAATGTTTTTAAATCTTTCATATCGCCCCAAGTATTAAGTCCTTAGAATGTCCTAAATGCTTAACCTGTCCGTCGCAAATGGCGTAAACCTCCCAGAACACCTCAGCCCGGTTGCACTGTTTTATCCAGGTGTTTGCGCCAGCGTAGTCACTAAAGAATATCGGGTTTTTGCCCTCTTTTACGAATAGGTAGCCGCCATTTTGCAACGTGGTTGCACTGCTTTTTAAATAGCAATTAATAGCTCTTGCACCTAATGTTAAGGCTACCAATGCCAAGAACACAACCACAACTATACTTACAATATCAATCCACATAGGTCTATTTTTTTTGGTTAAATAGATTAAATTCCTTTAACCTCCTTTTTAAACATTTCGTAGGTTACTCTATCCCCGCTCTTAACCCTCTTGGCTAAACCTTCAATGGCTCTTTCGTAGCCGTTTTTCGATTTTCTCTTTTGGCCTAAGAAGTTTTCCCAAAGGATATGGTTGGGGAGTAATTCGGAAACAATCAGTTTTGTTTCGGAGAGTTTCGCGCTCAAATCATTGTTACTCGCTGTTAATTCGTCAATGATTCTCTTCGATTCATTTTGTTTCAACCTTAATTCGTTGTTGATTCGTTCTAACTCAGCGTGTTTTAATTTAAGCTCATGGTTAATCATTATCAATTCGTCTATTCGCTTCTGGTCCCGGTCGCTGGTGGTTTGTTCGTGCTGCTCGGCGTTTATTTGGCCAAGGGAGTAGGTGATTAATCCGGTAAACAGGGCGACAAACACGGTTAACCAGAACCGTATAGGGTTATCAAGCAGGTTACCGGCGTACTTTAAATTGAAGCCTAAAAACACCAGGGCGATATCAAAGAGAGGAAACACAACCTTCAACCAGCCGCGCTTGCTTAGACGCATAATTAGCACGGTTACGGAGCTAAACGCAAGCGATCCAACCACGCCAAAGAATGTGTCAATCCCGGCTAATCCTTGCACAAGGTACTGGAGCGATTTTGTGTTGATATAGGTTAACTCTGCAACCATGAACAGGAGGGCAAAGCCCACGCCTGTTTTTGAGAGGACTCTATCTATCATTTTTCGTAAGTAGATTAATTAGCTGTAAAATATCGATCATCCGGTATAGCCTTACTGGGCAGAATGAATCCTTAAAATGCAGCTGAACGCTTTGCGATTCAAATTTGAACTTCTCGCCGTTTTTCTGCGCTTTAAACTTGTAGCACACCGATATGCTCAACAGGTCGTTTATTTTACGCGTGTAGTACTCATACCGCACGGTATTATAATCGTCGGTAGGCAAATCCCTATCGTGAACAATATCCATTTTAAACCCGTTGTTTCGGAGCGTTCCAGGCTGCATGTGGTATATCGAATCAGCGTTCATACTATTTGCCTTAAATGGTGCCTGATACGCAGTCTTTGTCGAAAGAATACGAACTCATTACAGTATCATTTTAGAAACTAGCACTCCAAACAGTCCTCCTATCATTGCGCCGCTTGCGTAAATAAAGCGATCCAGGGTACTGCTTGCGCTTATTTTTTTTACGTTAAGCGTCCACAAATAGGAGATTCCAAAACCGCATACCGCTATGCCAAGCCAGGCAACCCTGCTTATGAAGTACGTGTTGGCGCTCACCAGAAAGACCTGGAAGAAAGCCGTAAGAAACAGCTTTCTCCCGTTACTCTGCCTTTTTAAAAACTTAAGGGGAACAGCGTTTTCGCTTATTATCCTATCCATCGTCTTTTTCATGGCCATGTTTTTTAGGCTGCACTCATGGATAGCGCTAACCATTTTTTCTGCCCACGTTCATCTGTGTAGCGAGCCTTCACGAAAGTGCTTGTTCGGGTTGGCCGGTATGAGTCGCGAATAAGCTCAACGGCTTCAATCAGCTCGCGGTCCCCCAGCTCGGATGCCTTCTTGCTAAGGTCAAGGATACGGTTAGCCTTAAGCACCCCGTCCTTATTTGGTTTTAACAGGTCACGTATTAGCCCAACAAGCACAGCACTCTCCTCATCCTTGGCCAGCTTGCCCAGCCACTTATTCACCCGCTCAATGCCAATCTTAACCGATTCGTCCCAGCTATCAATCACGTTGTGGCCGATGATAATGCTAATGCTGCCATCGGACGTGGTAAAGGTGTGGCTTTCCTGGCTGAGCATTCGCTCCTCGGTAAGGCCAAATAGCTCTTTTTTCATTCTTAGCAGCAGGTCGAACTCGTCAAATATCTTCTGCTTGGCAAGCTCCAACGAGCTGTTAATGTTCTGCAGCTCCTTAAATGTGGCCTTTACCTGGGTGTCCTTGAGCTGCTCGTAGGCTTCCAGCTCTTTCCTACGATTTTCCTTTTCTGCCCGTTTCTCGGCCTCCAGCTCAGCAAGCAGCTTGGCTCGCTGTTCGGGAGTTAGCACGCTAATGTCAATTCGGTCCATACTTTTATTTTTTTAGGGTTTGTAATTCTTTTAGTTCAGCCTGCAGCTCAATCAGCTGGGACTCCATGTTGCGGGTATCTTGAAGTACCGCATCAAAAGTGCTGTACATCTTGCTAACGGGGTTGGCTAACCAGCTGTGCCTGCGCTCAACAAGGTTCTCCAACACCCTTATTTCCATCTCCAGGGTAGCCTCATTGCGCCTAGGCTTCCCATCATTTACCTGTATTTCACTTATCATCGCATTGGTTATATCGGGTTCATACACTCTTTCCTTATACTGCTTGTCGGCCTTAATTCGGTTCTTTAAGGCCTCTCGCTTTATTTTAAAAGCGTTCAGCCTGCCTTGTAGCTTTTCCATATCGCTACTCCAGGGGTTGGTATCATCAATTACCTGCTGGAGTAGAAATATCCGGGTATTCAGCTCATCGAGCTTGTAGTGCAGCTCATCCATGGTTTACCAATTTATAAGCTAAACGGTACAGTGCATTGTACTTACGGTCGAGTAGTTTTAGCACGGATTTGCGACCTTTGCCGTCTATTTCCCACTGCCACATCCTGTCGAGCTGTTTAATCATTTTTTGCGTTTCTTCGAGCGTTGCCGGGTTTAATCCCTCCAGGTATCGCTCTATTTCCTTTGTGGTTAGATTCCATGTTTCCATAGGCTTAGTTTTTTAGGGTTAATTCAAGTTCTTTATCCTTAGCCTTTTCGGCCTTTTTGAGTATCATTTCGAGCTTCGGGATAAGGTCTTTCATCTCTACAATGCTCATTTCGTAGAGCCTTTTTCCAGCAATTCTAGGTTGCTGTAAGAATTGGTTCACGCGCGCCCACGAGGTGGTGTCCACGCCGTATCGCTGTAATCTGATAAGAATGGCAGAGCGCAGCTGCTTAATCTCCACGCTTTGGCCGTGACGTTTGTTAACCTCGGCCTGCATGGTGGCAATCATCCGCTTGTAGTTCTCGGGTTGCTTCGCGTAGAATTCCCTAAGCGATACTGTTGCCATGTTGGAGAATTGCCAGACTAAATCCTCCTTATCGGCTTTAGGCATTTGTGCCAGTAGCGCGTAGAATTTGTCAAATGGATTTTTGCTTACTTTCATAATTACTCGTTATTAGGTTCATCTCCCCAGTATGCGTTGGCACCATCGGGGTAAATGGTGTAATACTTCCTTTTATCGCCACCGTAACGGCTTTCAATCCATGCCCTAAACCCTTCAACCCTTACCTTTACATTTGCATCGTAGCGGATAGAGTTTGCAGTTCTACCATCAGGCAGCTTACCCGCCGCGTGCGAAACGAAAATGAATAGTTTGGAGGGATGCTCATTAATCAGTTGCTTTGCGGTAATCTTTGTAAGCCCGGAATACTGAATGCTATCAATAATTACCACATCTGGGCTTTTACGCCTTTTTAGTCTCTCATGTAGTTCATCAATCGGCTCTTTGTCCAGCAAAAGGAAACGCCCCTTTTGCTCCATCATCCCCTCGCGTATTAGCGTGCCTTTAAGCGATAGGCTAATACCCTCCTCAAGAGAGTTATAAGCCACCCTGCCAAACCTGCATAGGTACTTTGCAAGCTGCATTGTAAATGCAGTTTTACCGTTAGCACTTTCGCCCCATATAATCCAGCAACCACTCCGCTCTGGCTTTCCGAACAGCTCGCGGAACTCGCCATCAAACTCCAACTCTTTGAATTTTGTGTTAAGCACTTCGTGAACCGTTGCTGCTCTTTTGCGTTTCATAGTTAATCTGCTTTAGATTTTTGAATCTCTGTGTAAATGCGCCTCAAGGAGCCGTTTGTTTTAGCATATATCTTTTGTATGTCGGTCTTTTTTGCGCCGTTGGCCTGTGCTATTAAAGCCACCTGTGTCATGTTGAACTTTTCCAGTTCAGCCTTGCCATCGGGGGTTATCTTTTGGTAACGGCTACCGTAACGGCTAAATATCTCGGTGTAACCAACCTTGCTGCGGCTTAAGTTGCTCTCAATTTTACGGCGCAAACCGTCGGCACCCATCATGTACCAGCCACAGCTATGCTCGGTAGCATTCCATAGGGCTTTTAGTTCTAGGAATGCGGAGTAATCCAAGTCGCCGGCCTCGTCGAGTATAATTAGCGGATTTGGGATGCTCCTTAGGTAGTAAATTAAGTCTTCGTAAACCTCATTTAGTCTTCCAATATGGTTAATCCCAAACTCCTTGGCTATCTGCCTAACAAGTTTTTGCTTAGTTTTAACCTGACTACAGTCAATATACACGGCGTTTTTATGCTCTTTTGCATAACAACGGGCGGTATATGTCTTGCCAACATCGGCAATATCGCAGAGTAAACCACTTAAAGCGTTAGCCTGGCAAGCCTCCAATTGCCCGTAGATGTAGTTAAAAACGGGTGTTTTTGCGGTTACCCACTCGGACTGTGCGCCAATTTGCACCTCCAATTTGCGGGCTATGCTCACCCAGTTGGCGTTAGATACTACATTTTCAAGTTCGCCCTTTAAAATCCTTGAAAACTGGGCGGAATTAATACCCAAGGCAACGGCCATTTTAGCATCGCTGCCATAATTAGGCCTGCGCCTTTTAATCTCGTCAATGATTCGTTGTTTTATCTCCGTTGTAATCATAATAAAATAGTGTTAAGTGATTAACTATAGCGAGTCCGCGCCTAGCTGTGAGTAGTACTCAGCGTCATACTCCGCATCTATATCAAAATTGTGATTTATAGTAATTTCAACGGGCTTTACTGGCGATGTTTCAACCGCGTTAAGCTCTTCCTGTTTGTTTTCAATTATGCCAACCTTAGCCAAATTATTCTT